GCAAGTAGCTTACTCGCTCAGGAAGCTAAGCGGATTGAGCTGGATTCTGTCGCTAGACTTGAAGCGTTTAAGTCGCAGACTACGAGCGCTCAGACGGCTTTGTCAGGTGACTTGGATGTTCTAAAACGAACTATCGCAAACGATATTCGACCGAAGCAAGCACAGGCTGAAGCTGAGATTGCCAAGCAAGTTGAAGCACTTAGCCGGACTAAAAATGAACTGGCTGGCGTGAAGTCAGCGCAAGCGACGTATGAGGAGACGACGACTCGTAGACTTTCAGAACTGACCAACTTGGCCAATGGTAAAGCCAGCAAGTCAGAACTCACGCAAACAGCTGAGGAGCTGGCTAGTCGGATAGCGAGTGTGCAGGTCGGGGGTAGGAATTATATCCGGGGTACAAAGCGCATGATGCTAGCCAGAGGATTGTGGGCATCAGGTACTTTTAGACCGTCAGGCGCTGGGACGGCAAAGACGATTGATGTATCAGACAGTCCAGCAACTGGCTTTGATAAAGCGATACGATTGACCTCAAGCAATGCTAGAGACCAAATAGGTATTGCTCAAGATGGATTTTATATCTCGCAAGGCACATACACGATGTCTTGTTGGGTCAAAGGCAGAAGAGGTCAAAAGGTCAAGCTACAAACTTATTGGCAAGTCAATGATAATTCGGGTATTTCGCCCATCTTTACATTAAAGGATGAAAATTGGACAAAGCTATCGTTTACTAGCGCTAGAAATAGGGCTGGAGTCGCATCAATTGGCTATGTGTATCTCGTAAATGCTGAGGTCGGAGAATATTTAGATGTTCTTGCGCCCCAGCTGGAAGACGGAAGTTTGGCAACAAGCTCAAAAGAAGCTCCTGAAGATATAGAAGGTCAGATTTCAACAGTTGAATCGACCTTCAAACAGCGTGCCAACTCGCTCGAAGCTGGTGTAAGCCGTCTGACTGAAGGGCTTAGAACTAAAGCGGATATCAGCTCACTCAATGTGACTGCTGAGAATATCCGGCAATCTGTGAAGAGTCTTGAGACAGACACGCAGAACAAGCTAAATCAGAAGTTGAGTCAGGCTGAATTTGAGGTGCGAGCTGGCTCTATCCATCAGGAAATCCTGAACGCAACCAAGGATAAAGCCAGCAAGTCAGAACTCACGCAGACAGCTGAGGAGCTGGCTAGTCGGATTGCGAGTGTGCAGGCATCCGGTCGAAATCTATTCTTGAACTCACTATTCAAGCAGGATATTTCAAAAACAGGAATTTGGACAACGAGTACATATACGGCTGCTATCGATAGCGAAAGTAAGTATCTTGGACATAAGGCTCTTAAAATTATAGGTCTGAATCCATCTGGCCGTGATGGAGGGAATCCCAAGGTTACTTACCCAGCTCTGGGTCAATTCGGGAAAGTAATTCCCGGAAGTACGACTAATCAAGATGTAACCATTAGTTTTTATGCTAAGGCAAATAAAAATGGAATAATGCTAAGATCTCGATTAGGGAATATCGGATATAAAACTGGAAATGTGACATTGTCGACAGAAATTAAACGATATGTTGTCCATATTCCAAAAGGTTGGACAAACGAATCCAAGCAGACCACAAATGAATGGTTGTTCAATTTCAACCAGGAAGGAACCGTTTGGATTTGGATGCCGAAGTTTGAAATAAGCGATGTAGATACTTCTTATTCAGAAGCTCCTGAAGATATAGAAGGTCAGATTTCAACAGTTGAATCGACCTTCAAACAACGAGCCAACTCACTCGACGCTGGTGTAAGCCGTCTGACTGAAGGCCTTAGAACCAAAGCCGATATCAGCTCACTCAATGTGACTGCTGAAAATATCCGGCAATCTGTGAAGAGTCTTGAGACAGACACGCAGAACAAACTAAATCAGAAGTTGAGTCAGGCTGAATTTGAGGTGCGAGCTGGCTCTATCCGTCAGGAAATCCTGAACGCAACCAAGGATAAAGCAGATAAGACTTTAGTTGTATCTGAAGCTGGGAAATTGCGTGAAGAATTTTCAAAAATGAAGGTGGGAGGCCGGAATCTATGGATAAAATCCAAGACGGTTGGAGCTGTAATTGAAAAATTACCTGAAAACCACGTCACAGGTCAAAAAGAATGCTATAGGCTAGAGAACAACTCTACTTTAACGTTCAACCTTGAACCAGATTTCAGCTCAAGGTTGTACCAAAAAGTTACTTTTAGCGCTTGGATCAAGTACGAAAATGTAGTCCAAGGTCGAAATTTTTGGAATGTATTTAATTGCTTCAAACATTATCTTTTTAGAAAAAATAGTGAGACCGGAGTACAGAGTGGTCCAGATTATGCTACGCTTGGTATGTATAAAGGTTCGGCAGATTGGAAATATATTACATTCACTTATGACTACTCTGAAAAAACAAATTTTGATCAATTGAAGACATCATTGCGATTCAATCTTGAAGGTGCTACAAGCGGTACAGCTTGGGTAACAGGAATCAAGGTTGAAATCGGTAGTGTGGCGACGGACTGGAGTCCTGCGCCTGAGGACGCTGATGGTCTCATCACTGAAGCTAAGGCTACCTTTGAGCGGACAGCTCAGGGCTTGCGAACCGATTTATCAGCTATTCAGGAATATGTAAATAAAAACGGTCAGCGACAGGAAGCCCTACAGCGCTATACTCGTGAGGAGAGCACGAGACAAGCGACAGCAGTCCGTGAGCTGGTCAATCGTGATTTCGTTGGTAAGGTTACTTATCAAGAAGATGTTAAGGGTATCAATCAGAGGATTGAAGCTGTTAAAACTAGTGCGAATAAAGACATCGCTAGTCAAATCGCTAGCTATCGTCAATCTGTAGATGGTAAGTTCACGGATATTTCAAGTCAGATAACTACTTATAAGCAAGATGTGGGCGGTCAAATCAGTGGTCTATCAAATAGACTTACAAGCAGTGAGCAAGGAGCCACTACTCAGATTTCAAATATTTCAAATCGGATAAACAGTAATAAACAAGGCACAGATAATCAGATTTCAAATTTAAAGACTCAGGTCGCTACAAACAAGGATAATGCTGAACGACAAATGGGTAGAATATCTGATCAGGTTTCTGCAAACAAAGCGAATGCTGATAGTCAATTTGCGAATGTGACCAATCAACTAGCGCGAAAAGTAGAGACTACTGACTTCCAGCGTGTTAAGGAAACCAGTAAACTTTACGAGCGGATTTTGGGCAATACTGAAAATGGAATTGCGGATAAGGTTGCTCGCATGGCTCTGACCAATCAACTGTTTCAGGTTGAGGTTGGGAAATATAGTGTAAGCGGCCCTAACCTCATTAAGAATAGTGATTTTAAAAATGCTACGAATGAATGGGGCTCAACTCAAAATTTAGGAAGATTGGTTAAGCATAGCTTTTATCACAACGGGCAGAAAGACCTTATGCGTTTAAGTAATGCAACTAAAAACGAAAACTTTTTGTATAGTCACCGTTTTAATCTTGAACGAAATACTGACTATGTACTGAATTTTAGAGGATTTAACAACAGTGCTCTCGCAAGCTATGATGTTTATATTTTGGGACGAAGAGCAGGCGAGAGCGATGGATTCACAATCGTTAAGAAAGTTGTTAGCAGCAAGAAACTATCTACCTCTAGATGCGAAGATGTCTCAGTAACTTTTAATTCCGGAGAAATGGATAATGCTTACATTCGTTTTGATAACAATGGCTCATCATCAGGAACAGCTGATTTGTATATTACAGAAGTTGACTTGTACAAAGGTTATAAACCTAGAACATGGCAACCACATCCAGAAGATGTGGTCGCAGATGCGAATAAGAAGCTTGAAGCCACGCAAACAAAAATGACTCTACTAACTGGCTCATGGGCAGTTCAAAACATCAACTCGGCTGGAGATATCATCTCTGGAATCAATCTTGGCGCCAATGGACATAACCGCTTTGTTGGGAAATTGACCCACATCACTGGAGAGACCCTGATTGACAGAGCAGTCATCAAGTCTGCCATGGTTGATAAGTTGAAAACGGGCAATTTTGAAGCTGGTTCGGTCACGACTACGATATTAGAAGCTGAAGCGGTAACTGCTGAGAAGTTGAAAGTTGACAATGCGCTTATTAAAAAATTAACTGCAAATGATGCTTTTATTGACCAACTGACATCTAAACGTATCTTCTCTACTAAGGTTGAGTCCGTCATTTCTAGTTCAACCTTCCTAGAAGCCTATCAAGGTCGAATTGGTGGATTCACACTTGGTCAATTTGACCAGGGTGGCGGTCGCTGGATTTCAGGTGTCAATCAGTTCTCTGTTGGTATGGGGAATGGTGCCGGGCATGGAGTCCGGACAGCCTTCTGGGCGAACTGGGGAAATAATTGGAACTATGCCGGACCTAAAGCATGGAACGTCAATACTGATGGGAAAATGTACTGTAGGAATGAAGTCGGTTTTTATGATCAAGTGGATTTTTCGAATTCATCGAGAGCAAACTTCTATGGGAATACTACTTTTTCTCGTTCTCCTGTGTTTTCAAATGGTATCGAACTTGGAAGTAAAGATGTGCTTGGTGATGGTTGGAATCCCAAAGGCGGAAGGAATGCGGTTGTTTGGTGGAATCAGGTCGGTAGCGGTAGCGTGAAGTATTGGATGGAACAAAAATCAGACAGACGCTTAAAAGAGAACATCACAGATACAGCTGTGAAAGCCTTGGATAAAATCAACAGATTAAGAATGGTTGCATTTGATTTCATCGAAAGTAAGAAACATGAGGAGATTGGTCTAATAGCTCAAGAGGCTGAAACCATCGTTCCAAGAATTGTCTCACGAGATCCTGAGAATCCAGATGGCTATCTACATATCGACTATACCGCTTTAGTTCCTTACTTAATCAAGGCTATTCAAGAATTAAATCAAAAAATAGAAAAAATGGAGAAAACAATAGCATGAATAACAACATGTTGACCAATATCGCACTTAAAGCAATTTAAGAGCTTGCTCTTGAAAATAGAAAACGAACACACAGATTGGAGAACTTAGAAAATGAACACAGAACAGCTTAACCAAGCCTTACAAATGACAATTAGTGAAATGTCAACAACTTCAACAAATTCGATGATTACAAGTAATATCTTGAGTATTCAGTTGAATGAGCAAAGGGAAGAGAATCAAAGACTTCAAGCACGAGTGGATGAGCTGGAAGCTCTGCTTGATGAACAAACTAAACCAGCAGACAAAGGAGAATAGACATGGCAGAAACAATTCAAAACACAGATAACTTACTAGACCTTACAAAAATCACAGAACCATTTGATCTTGCGAGCGCTTTGCGCTACATGAAAGAAAATGGAGAGTTCATTCGTTGCAAGAATGTAAGCGATGACTTCTATATGTATCGTGATGTTCAAAAACGTCCTGTGATCGTAAATGGCCGTCGCCAATTAAAGGATGTTGAAACCGTTTGGGCGTTCAACCAGTGGGGTGGTACAATCGCAACAATCAACGTAGCCGTTCTGTTGAATCATGAATTCTATATCATGAAATTTGATGCAGAGGGCAATCCTGACTGGACGGATCCAACGGTAAAACCTAAAGAATAGGAGGTGTGTATGCCAATTGAAGAAGCTGAAAAAATCGCTCAAAGTCAGGTAGCTTGGGCGATTTTGTTTATCTTGCTTTTCTTTATTATCATTCGATATCTTATCAAGACTTCGGACAAGCGAGAGAAGAAGATTATGGATTTGCACGAGCAATCAAAGGCCGACTCTAATAGACGAGAAGAGCGTTTGATGACTCACCTAGAAAAGACCACTACAGAATTAACCACAATCACTCACGCGGTCGGAGACATTCAAAAAGAAATGGTTCGCATGAACGACCGCATGGAAGAAATCGAAAAAGGAGAATAACAAATGCAACAAATTACTGAAATCATTACTAATGGAGCAATCAGCATCCTAGTCGTTTTGGCAGGGGTTGTAGTTAGGGCAGTCAAGGACTACCTGGTTCAAAAAGGTGGAGAAAAGACCATCAAGATTGTTGAAATCTTGGCCAAAAATGCAGTAAATGCCGTGGAGCAGGTAGCTGCTGAAACTGGCTACAAGGGAGATGAAAAACTGGCACAGGCTCGCGCTAAAATTCGTGCTGAGCTTACAAAATACAATATTAGCATGACTGACAAAGACTTAGACACCTTCGTAGAGTCAGCAGTGAAACAGATGAACGACGCTTGGAAAGGACAAGAGTAATGGATATCGATACAAGCAGACTACGAACAGGCTTGCCCCAGGTTGGGGTGCAGCCTTATCGACAAGTACATGCCCACTCAACAGGCAACCGTAACTCAACCGCTCAAAATGAAGCGGATTATCACTGGCGGAAAGACCCAGAATTAGGTTTTTTCTCGCACGTTGTTGGGAACGGTCGCATCATGCAAGTAGGTCCTGTGAACAACGGAAGTTGGGATGTTGGGGGCGGTTGGAATGCTGAGAGTTATGCAGCGGTTGAACTGATTGAAAGCCATTCAACTAAGGAAGAGTTTATGGCTGACTATCGCCTCTATATCGAATTGCTACGCAATCTAGCGGACGAAGCAGGCTTGCCGAAGACTCTTGATACAGACGACTTGGCAGGTATCAAGACGCATGAATACTGTACCAATAACCAACCAAACAACCACTCAGACCATGTGGATCCATATCCATATCTTGCAAGTTGGGGCATTAGCCGTGAACAGTTTAAGCAAGACATCGAAAACGGCTTGAGCGCTGCAACAGGCTGGCAGAAAAATGGCACTGGCTACTGGTACGTACACTCAGACGGCTTTTATCCAAAAGATAAGTTTGAGAAAATCAACGGTACCTGGTATTATTTCGATGGCTCAGGCTATATGCTTTCAGACCGCTGGAAGAAGCACACAGACGGTAATTGGTACTGGTTCGACAACTCAGGCGAAATGGCTACAGGCTGGAAGAAAATCGCTGAGAAGTGGTACTATTTTGATGTAGAAGGTGCCATGAAGACAGGCTGGGTCAAGTACAAGGACACCTGGTACTACTTAGACGCTAAAGAAGGCGCCATGGTATCAAATGCCTTTATCCAGTCAGCGGACGGAACAGGCTGGTACTACCTCAAACCAGACGGTAGCATGGCAGACAAGCCAGAGTTCACAGTAGAGCCAGATGGCTTGATTACAGTTAAATAAATAGAAAGGAAACTTTCTAAATTGTTCTTTCACCGCAGGCTCAGGCTTGCGGTTTTTTTGTTTGCTCAAAAGGGGCAAAAAAGGGGCAAAAGTGTCGTAAATCTCTGTAAAATGATGTAAAAACAT